TGCCGCTAACCCCCGTGTTAAGAACAGGTGAAGTCAGCGTCTTGTTGGTGAGCGTGTCTGTTGTGGCCAAGCCAACCAATGTGTCAGTAGCGTCTGGAAGTGTAATGGTGCGATCAGCGGTCGGGTCTGAGACGGTTAATGTAGTTTCATGGGCATCAGCCGTTGCGCCTTCAAAAATGATAGAAGCATCAGACAGTGTTAGCCCTGAAACGGTCGGGGTGGTTAGCGTCTTGTTGGTAAGAGTCTGAGTGTGTGCCGCAAACACAAAAGTATCGTCGCTAGCCAACAAAGGCAGCGTTACAGTTCTGTCTGCTACGAGGTTAGATCCAGCAAATATGTACTGGTGATCAGCCGCTGAGTCATTGATTTGAGGGGTGGTGAGAACAGGCGAGGTCAGTGTCTTGTTGGTCAGGGTTTGTGTTCCCGTGGTAGACACCGCTGCGTACCATGTACCAAGCGAGCCCCCGTCGTCCCTGTTCCACCACAAGCCGTTTGACTCGGTTATGGCAATCTGCCCGTATCGTATTTCGCCAGTTGCTGCCGTGTCTCTTATCGCAGAAATAAGCACCGCCCTGTCAGTTGATGGGGCGTTAGAGCTGGAGCCTTGCAGAGAGTAAAAGCCGCTTTTCTTAAATGCGACAGCCGTTGTATCTGATCCGTCAGTAAGAGAGGTCTTGCCAACGTTGGCCGCGTCCGAGTTATCGACAATGGCCTGTAGCTCTGTGGTTGTTTGTGTCAGTTGTCCCATGTGTCTATCCCTTCAATACTTGTGCGTCGATGGCTGCGTCTATGATGTCTACCTTGGCGTCGCCGGTTGTTTCAACCCGGACAATAATCTCTCGACATCTGCCAAGTGAATTGATGTCGATGGTCTTGTTGCCGTCCACGTTGACGGTGTTGATCGTTGTGAAGTTAATTAGGTTCTTGCTGACCTTGACCGTTACGTCTGTCGCGGCAGAGGTTTCAACATGCAGCTTGATCTTATCTATGACCATTTCAGCGCCGCCAACGCCAAACACTTCAGATGAGATCAACGGCAGATCTTTTCGGCGCGTCATTGCGGCGCCGTCCTGTTGATAGTTGCTGTAATCAAGCCGGTAGATTTTTTTATTGATTGCGTGGGCCGCTAACACCAAATCAAAGCCCTGAACAACCGTAGTTGTCACAAAGTCCTTTTCCAGCCAAGACCCAGAGCTAACGTGATGAGTCCAGATCACGCCCTGATTCGGAAAGATGAAATCAACAAAGTTTTCTTGGTGTAGCGAGTAACAGCTCACCCGTGCCGTTTCAAAATCATCTGATCCGTAGTTGTCCCACGCCTCTCCAATTGCTGGCACATAAAGTGGGGAGTGCTGGCTTCCAACAAGGACGCCCGGCCTGCGGTTGCCGTCAATAAAGTAAATGGCGCCGTCAATGGAATCGACCGCGTAGGTTCCTGAGATACCATGCTGCAACACAGCCTGACGCTCCAAAGGTGGGCGCCCTGTCCCGCTTGTAAACCAAATCTCGGTTGTCGTTTCGCCAAAGAGGTACAGCAACTGATTTAAGGAAAAGACCCGCCTGATATCATCTGGCAGCGCCTCGGCCTGTGCAAAGTCCAGCGAGTTGATGCTGGTGCCGTCATTTAAAGCAGATACAACAAAGTATCCGTTGGGTTGATCAAAGATGAAGCGAGAATCTAAGAACGCAACTGATTGAGTTGTTAGAAGGTCTGCGTCGCTAATCTCAACCAAGCCGCCAGATACTGTATAGACGTAAGCCGATGGGTTGCCGCCAGTGCAGATGATTAACTGGTTTGCATCTGTCGCCATTACTACCGGTTTGGGGTCGTTGGATATGTTGCCCAAGAAAAGAGCATTGCCGCCTGAATCAATCGAGTAAAGAGATGAGCCAGTGACCTGATACATCAACTGGTTGGGACCGCCTACAATAATGCCCCTGTCGGCTCCTCCTGGCGTGATAGAGACGTTTACGGGGTCGCCATCGGCATCTGTAATGGCCGAGGCGTTCACGTCTATAAGGGGCTCTCCTGTGCTTAAAAAGTCTGCAAAGGTGACATAGCCGGGCACTTGCCGGTAGCCCCGCAGCGTGTGCGGGTAGATGTTAAGCACTTGCTGCCGGTTAGCGTCCAGACGAGTGCTGTCATAGCTGGACTCTAATTGAACATCGGCTCTCATAGATCAGTATTCACATCGTAATTGTTTTGCTTGAACGTAAAAGCCAAGTCGCTCATATCCACCGATATGTCGATGCTTATCTCACCCTCTAGCCTGTTCTTAGTTTCTTGCGCGATGTTGAAAACAACCGGAGACGGGTCTATCCCAAAATCTCCTGAGATCTCAACCGCTAAGTTGTAACCAAGCGCCCGAATGGTTCCATGTGGAACATCCAGCGTCTCGCTTAATGAGGTAGGTGCGGGGATGTTACAAAGACCGTCCTCGCCCCACTCTGAAATCATATTTTGCAACGCAACGAACACATCGGCGTTTTTATTCGCGTCGTCTGTGGAGAAGGTCACCCCAGAGGTGCGAACACGGATCAGGGAGGTTGCCCTGTCTATAATGTTTTGAGGTGTCGCCATGTCGTCTCCATAAAAAAAGAAAGGGGGCCGAAGCCCCCGATCATGAGCGGTTCTAGTTGATACCGACTCGTGCAGCAAGCTGCGGTCTGATTGCCTTATAGCCGTACAGAACGTCAATTCTGCAAGGCATGGTGTCAGAGCTGATTGCGTAGTCGCGGATGATTCTCATAGAGATACCGTCCGATACTTCACGCGCAGCAAAGTCAACACCGTTTGGCAAGATAAGGTCAGCAGTTGCAAAGGCAAATGCGTTCTTGCTAAAGGCCAAAGTTTCCTGCCAGTCTGCGCTGGCACCACCGCCAACTTTAGAGATCGCAGCATTGTCAGCAGGAACTGCGCTGACATTTTGACGACCGCCAGTTGCGGTGATTGCAGGCGAAACAGCCAGTGTGGTTGCTGAGGTGCCAGAGTCTGCTGTAACAACAAACTGCTGAAGCACGCCAGTGTTGGCCTTAGTCTCAGGGTGTACCCGGTTAACGCCAGCGATGGTGATAACGTCACCCTTGAGGAACGTTGTTGTGCCGCCATCTACCGTCAGGCTAGAGCCAGACTGTGACGCGCCGTTGACCAAGTAGCCAGTGGTTGCTGCGGCAGTACCACTGGTATGAACAGGCATGAGAGTGTTCTCATAGTGCTCAAAGCCAGCGATCTTGCCCAACTGCCCGTCCTTGTACTGCTTGCTAATACTTGAAGAGTCTTGGAATAGACCCTTGGTATCGGCCAGCATGTCTACAACAGACTGCGGGTTGTGCAGGTACGAGCGATCACCGTAAGGCGCAAGGCTGTCCGTCAGCAACTTCTGTGCTTGGGTGATGTTCCCAAAGCTGTTAGCAGCACCAACGCCGCTATAGAAGTTGTAAACGTCCTTGTACATGCTCAGGGCATCGGATTCGATGTTGGCAGCAAGTACAGACATTGCAGGCTCAAGGTAACGATCTTTGAACTCGTCGATGTGCATCGTCAACTCTTCAGATGAGAACGTGAAGTCCACACCTTTCTGAGTGTCTACCGTTAAGGTAGTTGATGATTCTGCAACATCCTGAGATGAAAGAGTCGCGCCACTGCGAACAGTGAACTCGTTTGGCAAGCGGATCTTGAGATCGTTACCAATCTTTGCGCCAGATTTTGCATACTGGTCGTCGTACTGTGTGTTGATGTTACCCACGAAATTCAATTTCTGATGAAGAATAGCGAGGGCTTCTTTAGTGATGACGCTGGGCGTCAGTAAAGCATTAGCCATGATAAGCCTCTATTTTATTTTCTGTAGCCCCTGTACCTTGCGTACTCGGCTGGGGTCATCTTGTCCGGGTCTTTCTCAACCTTTCCATTCGACCTGACCGGCTTTGCTGGTGAGGGGGCGCTTGATGTTGTGACAGTCCTCGAAGGAGACAAAGCTTGAGCTAGGCGCCCAAGTTCCATCATCGCCATACCCGGAGCCATTGAATTAATTGCATTGGCCTTTTGTGGGTTTGACGCGAGATGGTAAGCCAAGGCTGGGCCATTCTCAGACAAGATAATTGCCTGTTGCATAGCCTCGCCTTGAACAAAGCTTGGTGCACTAACCTTTGCCATAAAATCTGGCTGGTCAGCCGCAAAAGCCTGCGAGCGGGTCTTAAAGGCATCAACCGTTGCTTGGTTAGCCTGTCGTCGAAGGTGTTCGACTTGAAGCTTTTCCTGCTGGGTCATTGCCTGCTGAACCGTTCGCTGGTTCAAGGCTGCGTTGTATTGCACCACCGCGTGCTGATAAGCATTTTGGTCGTAATCGTAATCTGCCAAATCTGGAAAGCTGTCCAGTTGTGGAAGATTTTGATTCATCCGCTGCTCTAGCAGATTGGCGCGTTGCTCCGCTTCCTGTGCTCTGTGTTCCGCTTCTCGTACTTGCCGAGTTTTTTGGTTGATCCGCTCTTGAAAGGAGTTGCGCCTTTTTTGCACATCTTCTTCAGATTCGACGGGATCAGCGTCGGATGGCTCCTTTGCCTCAACGGCATCAGAGGTTTCGCCCGAAGGCTCTTGAATCTCTTCTACGGCAGATTCATTTTCCGCAGACACCGAAGTGTCCTCAGCTATCGCTGCATCAGTCATGAGTTCGTCTCCACGAATTGTTCCCCACCATAAAAAAACCGCCCGGAGGCGGCTTTATACAGGGCGGTGGGTTTGCCCTAGTAACACTGAGTCGGCAGTGTTAGACCGAAAAATCATGTATAATCAACCCAACCTTGGGAGGTTACAAAATGAGCAAGATTACTCAATTAGGCAATGGTTGCATCTTTAGAGAAGGCAAGCTGTTTTCTTATGAAGAAGATGAGCTTTACGGCAGAATGAGTCCTAAGAAGATTCTGCTTTCTGATCCTCAGAAGAATTCGTCGGGCGCATCAGCACAAGTCCAGCAGCCAAAGAAGGCAAAATAACCCCGGACTTTACGGCTGCTTCAAGTCGATCAATCCAACCCTTGCCTTTGCCGATAATTTCTCTGGCCGTTTCGATATCGGATCTTGTGGCGCCGTACTTGCTTTGCAGCTCTTTGTCTCTAGCGATCCTATCAACAGCAGCTTTTGGAATGGCAGGGTTATCGTTCATCGCCTTCCTGGTGCCTGCCGGGACACTATCAAATGCGTCCAACAGTTTTTGCGTTGCTTGACCAGAGCCCGGAGTAACATCTTCAAACATGCTTAAATAACCGCTATCAATCTTGGCTCTATCAACTTTAGAGCCGGGCACAACGGTTTTTATGTCTGATAAAAGCTCTTTTAGAACGTTTGATTTGAGAGCCGGGGCGCCCTCGTAAAAGTTAGTCATCGTGTATCCATCACCCCGATCAATAACATCACCCAACCCATATTTTTCGCCAAGCGCCTGCAATTTTTCCATTTGCTTTATAGTCGTGGGACCGTCTCTTGATACAAGCAAGCTATTTGATTCGCCTGCTTGCCCTCCAACCCAAGGCTTATGCCATGCGCCTGCTCCTTGCACGTCTATGTACGCTCTTGTTGCCTCTGCTGCATCTAATATCGATCTGTCAGCCTCAGGTATGG